GTAAAGTTGTACCAGCTACAGCTAGTGTATTGTCTCTACTAATACGAAATGTATCATAGTCTACAGACTGGCTAGTTGTAGGAATACTATAACGTGTCTGTCCTGCTACTAAAGTCTGCGTATGAGTTAAATGTGTAAAAGGCCAGCCAAACTCTCGCTGGTTAATATAATTAATAGAATCATTTACAGCGTTCTTACACTGCACTTGAAAACCTCTAGCTGTTGTAAAGTTAGCAGCAGTTAAGGATACCTCATTCATTCGGGCAATAACTTCATTAGTAATATCTAAGTAATCGTATGCCATAATGCATCCCTATATAAAATCAGAGATGAGGGGCAAGTTACCCTGCCCCCCACGTTAGTCTGTTATTTAAGCAAAGTCACGCTTTACTTCTTGCGCAGTCAAATCGCCTTCTTCTGTACAATCCATCAGCACTGCCCAGATACGGAAAAGACCCGTAGTCAAAGCTGTACCAGACTGAGTAGCCAAAGTCAGGTCAATGGTATCGTCTGCAACACACATTAGTGGGGAGTAAGCCCCTGCATTTTGTGCTACAGTACCTGCTGCTGTGCCTGATGCACTGTTGAAACCATCAACAAAAACATCAGCATCAACACCAGTACCTAAATCTGAAGTAGAAGTTCCTGCTGAAGTAGCAGTAACAACTTCAATGCCAGCGTTCATAATCATGAAGCCTTTTTTGACAGAGATGCAAGGAATTACATCGTTTGCTGCAAGAGCAGAACCTTTGTCAGATAATGCAGTAGCAAAGTTTAGTTCCATCTCAACCATGTACGGGTTGCGACCACGTTGCGAGTTGCCACGTGCCGCTTGGAGTGTATTATCACCTAGTGCCATAATTCAATCTCCTCTACAGCAAGCAGTATTTGGCATTGACAAGACCTTCAGGACGAAGAATCTTTCTGCCATACAAATGCATACCACGGACAATATCAGCGAAGCTGTCCGGGTCGCGGTAAGTCTCAGTCTTGTTGATTTGGTCAGCAGTAGCGACTGATGAAGAATGACCAGCAACAATCATGCCAAAGTTATTAGCATTAGTTCCACCTGTAGTAGATGGACCTGTACCAATAGAAGGCAGGTTGTTAGAAACATGGACTTTAAAGCCATGCAGGTTATTCAAAATCAAACCATTCTGTAGACCAGAACCACCGAAGTCTGAATCAAACAAACGTGAGTCTTCATCTTTCAGTAGTTCAACAAACACTGGGTCAACTACCAACCAACGACCTTGTGACTCTACGTTTTGCAAGTCAAGTTGACGAGCCATACGTGCAATCACAGTCAATGGGTTAGCAACACCAGCGGTTGTTGGTACAGCTTCAGATGCGCGAGGCTTCAAGCCTACACAGTTAGCACCGTTACCAGCATTAAAGTCAGCGGCTGTCAGCTTCATTGAAGTAAGAAGTTCATCTGTGCCAGCAGTGGCAACAGCAACAGTTCCGTTAACAATGTTGTTGACTACATTAGCGTTACCACTAATTGCAGCTTGTTTAAAGCCAGTCAAGTAACCAAGTACGTCTGCGTCAAACTGGTCAGACAGACGGTATGCAGCACGGTTGCTTGAGAGAGACTCAAAGTTAACGTGCGAATGTGCTTCCTCAATGTCGTCAACTTTAAAAGCAAAGTAGTTAGCTTTGTCAACGGTGAGGGTGAAATCCTCATCATCAAGGTCTTGCGGGGTAATAGTCGTACCACGCTCGTATGCTTTGACAGTAATCTCAGGTTCTTTAATGATTTTAACTGAATCACCAAAGTTTGCGATTTCTCCAAAGTAGTCGTTATTCGTAATTGCTTCACAAACAGCGGCCTTGCGGAATGCAAGCTGCACCTGTTTGGAGTAAATTACAGGACTAAAATTACCATTCGGTAAGTTGTTATAGCCCGGCGCTCTTGGAAAAGCCATAATCCATCTCCTATTGTTTTGGATATGTACAGATGCAAACAGTACAATTCTTGGCAGAGGCTGTCTAACGTAGGGTGTACCTTATATAAAAGTTGCAACTAATATACTTAGTAGGCCATGTTAATCAGGTAATCTTAAAGATTTTTGTAGTTTGCGGATTGGTATAGTAAGCAAGTAGCTAACCTGCTTACCTTACACATGACTATAGTTATACTTAAAAATAACTGTTTGTCAACTCTTTTTTATCTAGCAGAACCAGATAAATCATAGATGAACTTACCACTACGAATAGCTTCCATAATTTCATCTGAATGTTTTTCATACTCCTGTACCGACATCTTGTCTACTTGAGACTCACGTAAGTACGTAGAAGATGCATCTTCCTGTGGTTTATTACGTGTGTTCTTAGTCGTTACTGACTTAGCTGCGTCTTTGCTAGGCTTAGACTTCTTAGCTTCAGTAATGCCCATATCAGCTTTGTACAAATCAATTGCACGTGCAGCAGACCTAGCGTCATTGTCATTGTCGTACAGTGCGTCTTGTATCCACTTAGGCTGTTCTTCTGCCCAATTGTGGAAGTCATCACTGTCTCTAATCTCATCAAAGTCAGGATGCATCTGCATCAATGCTGCTTCAGCTTTCTCTTTAGTAGCAGAAGTCTGCATATCGTCAATTACCTTCATGCGTTCTTCTAGTGCGGTAGATTGCTCTGCTGCTTTCTTCATGGCAATTGTTTCTACGATAGCTGCTACATCAGGGTAGTCTGCTGCCCACTGGTCAATGTCCTCATCGGACTTAGGTAACTGCATTTCTTTCTTGGTAGCTTTTTCTAGCTGACTTTTCATTGCTGCTAGTTCAGCCTTAAACTCTTCAGCTTGTTTTTGCTGATGTCGGCGTAGGTCAGAGTAACGCTTCTTAAATGTCTTTTCTTCTGCGCTAGTAGGTTCAGCTTCTTCTGCCTCTACCCCTTCTGCTTCACCTGCATGTTCTTTCTTTAGTTGTTCTAGTTCTTCTTCGTCACGCTTAGTGCGTTCTTCTTGAGTGTATGGTTTATTTACAAATGCCACTTTAGGCGTAGTCTTCATGTCTTCTGCTAATAGTATATCGTTCATTATCTATTCCTTTGTTGGGGCCGCTGTAGCCACACTGTCGGGTGTGGGGAGTGAGTAGCCAACTGATTGTAGATTATTTTTTAGAAGCTAATCCACTACGCTTCATTTGTGAGACTAGACCACCTTTGTTAAAGTCACCCCAGCCATCATCGTCATAATTATCACTTGCAGCAGATGTAGTATCTTCTCCAGTACTACGACCACCATCACCTTGACCTACATCACCCATTTCATCATCTGCTCCACCATAGCTATTAGCATCACCGGGGTTTCCATCGTCACTAGATGCAGTTACCGCATCTGCAGCAGCCTTTGCTCTAGCTGAAGATGTAGCTTTTGCTTGCGCATTTCTTGCATCTCTTGCTGCTTTTGCATCGGCTCTATCGGCTAAGACTGAGCCTTGTTTTGATACAGATGTCTGAGCATTTTTTAATGCTATTCCTTCTTTAGTATATGCATTAGTAGGTTTCATGTGATAATCACCATTTGCTTTTCTAGGTCTACTAAAGTCTCTACTCATTACTTTAGTGCCTACAGTTTTTCCACTTGGTGATACAGTTGAACCTGTTTCAAGGTCTTTTAATACTGCATTTGCTTTTGAAACCCTACTTCTCATTTCTTTTGCAAAAGCACCATCGGTAAGGTTTCCTTTAAACCCGGATTTTTCTTGCCAACTATTTTTAATACTATTATATGCGGCATCTTGAATAGCAATAGCTTGTTTTGAATTAAGCACTTCTTTAATTGCAGCGGCTGGGTCTTGTCCTTTATATGCTGCTGCATGTGCTGCTGCCATAGTATTACCTACTAAAGTAGCTTGAGCATTATTCATTAATTGTCCTCTATTAACAAGACCGATAGAATTTAATGCATCATTCATTCCTGTAAAACCAGCCACACCAACATCTTTTAAACTAAAATCAGTAACCCCTAATTCTTTACTTATACCAGATACAATGCCGCCTAGTCCTACCATACCAAATTGTGCGGCTCCTTGGTCAAAAGTAGCACCTCTAAGTTCTTCATTACTAAAACCAAACGCTTTACTACCACCATAAAAATCATTTGTTTCTGCTGCTGATTTAAAAATATCTCCTACACTTCTTCCTTTAGGAGTATCGTCTGTACCAAATAAATTTCCTAAACCTTTTAATGCGTCAGAAATCGAACCAACTTTAGCTGTACCTGTACCTGTGCTTACTGAATCATCTCTGTCACTCCCACCATCACCTTGAGGTTGTTGCGTTGTCGTTGTTGTATCTACTAAAGGAGTATCCGTGGTAACATCTGTAGGTTTCTCTTGTCTTTTAAATCCTTCAGGTACAGGATAGATAGGCTTACCATTAACGTGTGGTATCTGTCTTACTACACCTGCATCGTTAACATACGTTACCATTTCATCATATCTACCACCACTTGTACCAACGAACTGACCAAAAGTGGGTATATTAGTAGAAGCAGTAGCCGGTGTAAAAGCTACCTGTGGTTGAGAACCGGGTACAACAGGAGCAACAGCTACACCTACGGGTGGGGGTGTATAACCTGTGGTTGGCATAGAAGGTGCTGTATATCCACTTATACCTGTTCCCGGTTGTTGTACTATACCACCTAAGTTAAACTCTTGTGGACCTTCATCATCTTCCATATCAATATCATCAATATCAAAAGGCAAGTTATCTGGCATAATAGCTTCTTCACTATTGCCCATCTGACCCATATCATCCATACGCTGTAAGCCCATCTTAGCTTCTTGGCGCATCTCCATAAGTTTCTCTAGTCCAAAGTAACGCACTACGTCTGCAGGAAAAACAAATTCACCCTCACTTAACTGGGCAGGAATGTCATCACGAACTTCTTCTTGAGTAGAACCCGGTGGTACATCATTACCGGATACAGGGTCAACAGTGCCGCCCTCATCCATAAGACCGCCATCATCGAACATTTCCATTTGTTGTGACATTTCGTTCATTGGTACTGCTCCACCTTCTGCGAAACTATAGTCTAATTTTAATTTTTTATATTCTTTAACAAATGCTTCTTTTTCTTCGTCAGACATACTTTTATGTTTTCCTGAAGCTAGTATGTTTTGCATTTCTGTATATCGTTTTTTGGCTGCTATATCCTTATCTAAAGCATCTGATGCTGCAGATGCGCTATCACTGGTATTCATATTTTTTGTGCGTTCTCTTTCAGCAGCCAATTTAGCTGCCTCTTGTTCTGTCATATTACCACTAGTAATAGTTCTACCACCATCTTCTGTTTCTGTTACGGTAGTTTTATATTCAGCCATAGTCTTACCCTTCAGCGTTAGCTACGTCCTCACGTAATCGTTTAATCTTACGTAGTACATCTATAGCACCCTGTGCTTTGTGTACTGTTATCATATTCTCAGATTGTTCTAGCACCTTATGATGTTGTGCTACCATGTTATCCAAATACTTACTGAAGTGGTCCCATTGGTGGTTGTTGCCCACCAGCGGCTTCAGCTTGTTGAGGAGTTCC